TGACATCTCTCGTAAAACAAAATCTGGAGGTCATCCTGCCTGTGGTGCGTCTGCTGGTTCTAAACAACGTAAGGGTGGTAAACGTGCCTATCCTAAATGTGTTCCTGCTGGTCGTGCCTATCGTATGTCTTCTAAACAAAAGAAAAGTGCGGTAACTCGTAAAAGAAAACACGGTTCAACAAGACGTGGTAAAGCGAAATTTGTATCAACGAATCCGAGTAAGTAAATGATAAAGAACATTATTATGAATATCCTAGTACCAGTAATCGCCATCGGTGGTGTTGGTATGGCTATTTATTCTTCTATGATGGTCGATGACCGAGTAACAGAAAACATGAGAATTGCTGATTCACTTCGTGCAGAAGTAAACAAGTATCATCAAAAGTATGACAGTATTCTTGTAGTTGCACAATTGCTAGATTCTGCCGTTACACATCAAGAAGAAACGGTAAAGATAGTAAAACAAACATTTATAAAATACAAAACACCACCAATCAATCATTCAGATTCGGCGGTAAAATTTCTAGAAGAGTTCATCGAGGAGTGATATGAAATGGACATTACCAATTTTATTTCTACTTGCAGTTATTACATCAAGTGGACAATCACAAGACTCAGTAGTTTGTTTGCCAAAAAGTAACATACTTACTCTTGCTAACAAAATCCAATTATTAAAAGATACTATTCGTTGGCAAAAAGATATAATCATTGCACAAGACACCCTCGTTAGTACACAAAAACAACGAGCACTTGTTTACGAAAGTCAATTAGAAAACCGTCAGACTGTAATCAATTTGATGGAACAGGAAAATAAGAAACTCCGCGAGACTATTGATATTATGATGCCAAAGTGGTATGATAATAAGTGGCTGTGGTTCGGTGGTGGTGCAACGGTTGCAACAATCATTTTGGGCGTGATATTGTAATGATTCAACAAAACAAAACGTTACGTGATATAATTAAAGAAGAGTATGTAAAGTGTGCTGCTAATCCGGTATACTTTATGAAAAAGTACGCCAAGATTCAACACCCCGTTCGTGGTAAGATTCTGTTCGAATTATGGAACTTTCAGGAAGATGTGCTTCGTGATTTCCAAGACCACAGATATAACATTTGTTTGAAGTCTCGTCAGTTAGGTATCTCAACTCTTATTGCTGGTTATTCTCTTTGGTTGATGTTGTTTCAAACAGACCAAAACATTCTCGTTATTGCAACTAAACAAGAAACTGCGAAGAATCTCGTAACGAAGGTTAGAGTTATGTACGATAATCTTCCATCGTGGTTGAAGACCTCTGTAGTGGAAGATAACAAACTCTCACTTCGTTTCAAGAACGGTTCACAGATAAAAGCTGTTTCTGCCGCGGCAGATGCTGCTCGTTCGGAAGCTCTATCTCTTCTTATTATTGACGAGGGAGCCTTCATTGATAACATCGAGGAAATTTGGGCTTCTGCACAGTCTACAATCAACACTGGCGGTTCTGCAATTATAAACTCGACTCCTAACGGGGTTGGTAATTTCTATCATAAACAGTGGGTTAATGCAAAGACAGGTAAGAGTGCCTTCAATCCAATCTTCCTTCACTGGACGGTTCACCCTGAACGCGACCAAGCTTGGAGAGACCAACAAGACATCATTCTTGGTCCAGCACTTGCTGCTCAAGAGTGTGACGGTGACTTCCTTTCATCGGGTCAATCTGTTGTTGACGGTAATACAATCGACTGGTATCAAAAGACATATATTTGTGAACCAAGAGAAAAGAGAGGTGCTGAAGGTGCCCTTTGGATATGGGACGACCCCGACCCTAATAAGTCATATATGATATGTGCTGACGTTGCTCGTGGTGATGGTAAAGACTATTCTGCATTTCACGTTATGGATATAGAAAACATAGAACAAGTTGCAGAGTATCAAGGTAAGTTAGATACAAAGTCTTATGGTAATCTTCTTGTATCTCTTGCAACTGAATATAATGATGCTCTTCTTGTAGTTGAAAACGCAAATATCGGATGGGCGGTAATTCAACAAATAATTGACCGTGGCTATCCAAATCTTTATTACACATATAAAGAAGATGGATATACAGATCCATCTGTTCATATACCGAAAGGTTATGACCTTAAAGATAAGTCACAGATGGTGCCGGGATTCTCAATGACATCAAAGACAAGACCACTCGTGGTATCAAAGTATGAGACGTACTTCAGAGAAAGAGCCCCTGTTATAAAATCAAATCGTCTAGCAGAAGAAATGTTCGTATTTATATGGTCAGGTGGTAGAGCTGAGGCTCAAACAGGATATAATGACGACTTGGTTATGTCATTTGCTATGGGACTTTGGGTTAGAGATACCGCACTTAAATTACGTCAAGACGGTTTAGCTCGAACAAAAATGACATTAGATTATATGAAAAAATCTACAAGTATATTCAACACTGCAAACATGAGAAATTCAAAATTGGATGCTGGTTGGGAACAAAAAATCGGTGAGAAAAACGAAGATTTAACATGGCTTCTTTAAATTTAACGTTATAAAAGAATCCAACATATTTATGTATATGGACTAAAATAATTAAATAGGTGTAACATGGCTGAAAAGAAATCACTTTTTGATAGATTAAAAACTCTTTTTTCAACTAACGTAGTCGTAAGAAACGTTGGTGGAAAGAAGTTACGTGTAGTTGATACTGCTCGTTATCAAGCTGATGGTAATCCACACACATCGAAAGTGATTGATAGATATGGTAGATTACACGGAACTCGTGGAACTCCTATTTCTGTTTATAATCAATACAACTCATTCTCTGCTACAAAGATTGACCTTTATACAGACTATGAGGCGATGGACACCGATGCCATCATTTGTTCGGCACTTGACATCTATGCTGATGAAAGTACGTTGAAAAATGATACAGGTGACGTTCTAACAATTAGAACTGATAATGATAACATCCGTAAAATTCTTCAAAACTTATTTTATGATGTTCTAAATATTGAATATAATTTGTGGCCGTGGATTCGTAATCTTTGTAAGTATGGTGATAACTATCTTTACTTGGATGTTAAAGATGGTCTTGGTGTCACCAACGTGGTTCCACTTTCACCGTATGAAATGCAACGTGATGAAGGAACAGACCCAGAACATATCTACATGACCAAGTTTATCTATGAAGGACCACTTGGGAAGGGCGAATTTCAGAACTATGAGATTGCTCACTTCCGTCTTTTAGGTGATACAAATTATCTTCCATATGGTAAGTCAATGTTAGAAGGTGCTCGTAAACTTTACAAGCAACTTGTTCTTATGGAAGACGCTATGTTGATTCACCGTATCATGAGAGCTCCCGAAAAGAGAATATTTAAAGTTGATATTGGTAATATCCCACCTGCGGAAGTTGACCAATATATGCAGAATATCATCAATCAAATGAAGAAAACACCTGTGGTGAATGAACAAACTGGTGATTATAATCTTCGTTATAATATGCAAAATATCTTGGAAGATTTTTATCTTCCTGTTCGTGGTGGTCAAGCTGGAACTTCAATCGAAACACTTCCAGGTCTTCAGTATCAAGCAATTGAAGACGTTGAATATCTAAAGAGTAAGATATTTGCTGCTCTTAAAGTTCCAAAGGCATATCTTGGATTTGATGAATCACTTGAAGGTAAGGCAACTCTTGCTACACTCGATATTCGATTTGCAAGAACAATCGAACGTATTCAACGTATTGTTGTTTCAGAATTAACAAAGATTGCGATTGTACACCTTTATTCACAGGGTTATGAAAACTCTGAACTTGTAAACTTTGAATTGTCATTAACTGGTCCTTCTATTGTTTACGAACAAGAAAAGATAGCTCTGATGAAAGAAAAGGTAGACCTTGCTGGTTCACTGATGGAAAAGAGATTGATGTCACTTGATTATATTTACTCAAATATTTTCAATATGAGTAAAGATGAATCTGATTTTGAAAAGAACGAAATTATCGAAGACATTAAACTTCAATTCCGTCAGAAACAAATTGAAAGTGAAGGTAATGACCCTATGGTTACAAAAGAATCATATGGTACACCACACGATTTAGCCGCCTTGAATATTTATGGTGGTAGAAGACAACAACAAATTAATGATGTAGAAGTACCTGAAGGTGGATGGCCCGGTGCTGGTAGACCACCTGAACATGGTTCAACGTATGGTACTGATGCAAGTCCATTTGGAAGAGATCCTATTGGTAAAAAGAGTGTTTCATCTGCACTTGATGTAAACCTTAAACCATCTCATAATTATAAAAAGGGATCTGCTCTTTCATTAGAATCAAAGTCTTTTGACTCAAAAATGACTCGCGAATTGAATGATGTTATTAAGAGTATGGGTGTTATAAAAGTTAAATCAAAATCAGTTATTTCTGAAAGTCTTAAACCTTCTTCAGATAAAAAGATTGAAGATTCTGGTATTCTTGACGAGAATAATTTATTGGAAGAAATCTAAATTAAATTCATATTTATCTTATGAAGGATTTATTTTACGGGTAACATAAATGAAAAAAATTAAACATTCAAAATACAAAAATACCGGTATGTTATTTGAACTATTGACAAGACAAATAACATCTGAAATCATATCTGGCAATGAATCCGTTGCTACACAAATATTGAAGAACTTCTTTAATAAGAATACGG